TGATGCGAAATGATGGTTACGTTCCGGCCCATCATCATCGAGTTTTGATATCGCACATTCAGAAGGTGCTTGACGGTACGTGTGACCGACTGATGGTTATGATGCCTCCCGGTTCCGCGAAGACTCAATACTGCACCTTCATGCTACCTCCGTTTTTCCTAGCTCAAGAACCCAACCGAAAGATCATCTGCGCATCCGCGACCGAAGATCGCGCTATTGGTTTCAGTCGCGACGTGCAGGCGATTATCGTAAACAACCAGCGCACCTTGGGCTACGGTTTGGCGTCCGAAGCGGCGGCCGAATGGCAAACGACAAACGGCGGAAGATTCAAAGCCGCTGGCACTCAGGGCCAGATCGTTGGCCTTCGCGCGGATTTGATAGTCATAGATGACCCATTTTCAGGTCGTAAGGAAGCCGATCAACCTGGATATCGAAACGACGTTTGGCAGTGGTATTGGGGAAGTGCGCTTCATCGACTGAAGCCTGGCGGTCGAATAATCTTGATTATGACTCGCTGGCATGAAGATGATCTTGCCGGTCGATTGCTCAAAGTGCAGCCCGATTTGTGGACGCAACTCAAGTTGACCGCTCGGGCGGAGGAAGGGGACGTTCTCGGTCGAGCGCCAGGCGAAATGCTTTGGGATGATGACGCTTTCGGATATGGCGCCATGATCCGTGGGCGTATTCAGGAAATGGAAGCTGCTGGGGAAGTGCGAGAGGTCGCATCTCAGTATCAGCAGAATCCAACGCCATCTACCGGCGGCATCTTCATGCCGGACGCCCTCATTAAGGTGGCCAGGCTGGAGCCAGAGCCGCCTGTCCGTCACATGGCGCACGCCTACCCAGATCCGCCGGCGCAATGGCCGCACCGGATCATGGACTGTGTGCGGGCTTGGGATTTGGCGGCGACCGAACAGGTTGGCACCGGAGACCCTGACTGGACTGTTGGCCTGAAGATGGCGCGGCTGGCCTGCGGGAAATACGCAGTCCTTGACATTGTTCGGTTCCGCGGAAGGCCAGAACAGGTCGAGCAGAGGATCGTTGATACTGCAAACGCGGACGGCAAGGGCGTTCGTATCCGAATCAGCCAAGACCCCGGCCAGGCCGGAAAGGCGCAGGTCGGCTACTACGCGAGCAAATTGGCCGGCTACACCGTCTCGTTCGAGCGAGAGACCGGGAAAAAGGCCACACGCGCCGACCCGGTGGCGAGTCAGATCAACGCCGGCAACGTTCTGGTGATCGACGCGGGATGGCTGCCTGCTTTTGATGCCGAGCTGCGGGTGTTTCCGGCCGGCGCGAAGGATGACCAGGTGGATGCGCTCGGGAATGCCTTCGCTTCACTCGCGTCTCAGGGCGCCCCGATGCGCGCGATCGGGATCAACACCACAAGGTAGGCCGGAATGTTCGATTTTGCCGGCCTGGCGGACCGCTGGCTGGCGGTTCTGCGCGGCGATCGGACGTTCTGGCGCTACCGCATCACCGATCCGATGATGTTGACTTACGAAATCGCCGGCTGGTGGGTGCCGTAGCCTGTTTCTGGCCTGATTCGCCCGAAAAACAGCGGAATTTCGATGTTTCAAACGATCTGTGAGCAGGTTCCGCGCGAACCGCGCCTCCCGATGCGCGCATGGCAGCTTGATTGCTTGTATCGCGTGTTGGACGGAACGATTTACGACGTTCTGAGGCATCCGTTTCACGAGGAACGGAAGGAAAACGGCGAATACGTGCCGATTCGCAAGAGAAAGCCGTCCGTTCGTTACGGATTGTGCCGTTCGGTGGTGGCGGACAGCGTTTCTCTGCTGTTTGGCGAGGGGCATTTCCCATCCATCAGCGTCGGCGACAATGAGGTGAACCCCGAGGTGACGCGGCTGATCCGCGACATCCGGCTCCCGCAGGTGATGCTAGACGCCGCGACGCGCGGTTCTGTTGGTTCGGTGGCGATCCGGGTTCGGCTGATCGAGGCTCGGGTCTACCTGGACGTGATGGAGACCCGGTTTCTGACGCCGATCTGGCGGGCGAACCGGCCCGACACGCTTGAAAAGGTGGTCGAAGCCTATATCGTGATGGGCGAAGACCTGGAGGCGCGGGGTTACACCGGCGTTGAACGCAAGGTCCAGTATTGGTTCAAGCGCGAATGGACCGATATCGAGGAAGTCTGGTATCTTCCGCTGTCAACGGCTGATTACGACGACAAAAAGCCGTTCGTTCGCGACGAAGACCGCACCGTGCGGCACGATCATGGATTCGTTCCGATCGTGTGGATCAGAAACCTTCCCGGCGGGACATCGACCGGCGATCCGGCCGAGGGCGCGTCCACATTTTCTGGCGCGATCGACTCCCAGATGGAGATCGAATACCAACTTAGCCAAGCCGGACGCGGCTTGAAGTACAGCTCCGACCCCACGCTTCTGCTGAAAGATCCGACCGCACTTGATGAGCCTGGCGCCGTCAAGGCGCCGAACATGGCTTTGGTTGTTTCCAAGGACGGCGACGGGAAGCTGCTGGAGATCACGGGTAACGCTCTGCATGCCGTGATGGAATACGTGCGGATCGTGCGCGAGTTGGCGCTCGAATCTATCCACGGAAACCGATCGAGCGCGGACAAGATCAACGCGGCGCAGTCCGGCAAGGCGATGGAATTGCTGCACCAGCCGTTGATTTGGCTGGCCGACAAGCTGCGGCTGTCATACGGGGAATACGGTATCCTGGCGGTGTTGCGCATGATTGCGGTTATGCACAAGGCCAGCCCGATTGAACTGGCGTACGGGACGCTTGGCGAGATGCCGAAGCCCGAGGATATGTCGCTGCGCTGGGCGCCCTACTTCTTCCCGACATTCCAGGATCAGCTTGAGCAGGCGAACGGTCTGTCGATCGCCCGCAAGGCTGGTATCTTGTCGCAGAAGACGGGCGTGAAGGTGCTGGCGACCACGCACGATATCGAGAACGTCGAGACCGAGATCTCCGATATCGAGGCGGATCAGAAGTACGACGACGCCCGCGCCGCGCGCAACGCGGAGCTTGAGAAGGCCCAGCGGAACATCAACCAATCCGCCACCTGACGCGCCTCGGCGCTCAACCGACAGTGAGGCCCTATGCCAGACGATCCGACGCCGGCCCCCGCGCCAGCGCCCGCTCCCACGCCCGCGCCTGCCCCAGCGCCGCCGCCGACTCCCATTCCCGCGCCGGCCCCCGTCGTCACGGCCGATCGTGCCGAGTGGACGCGCCTGAATACCGAGGCGGCCGAGCACCGGATGCGTGCGAACGCGGCGGAGCAGGCGCTTGCGACCGAGCGGGCGCAGCGCGCCGATGCGGAGGCTCGCGCGGCGGCAGCCCAGCGGACCGCCGATGAGCGCGCCGCTGCGCTGGTGGCCACGCAGACGGATGCTGACCTGCGCGTCGCGGCGATCAAGGCCGGGATCGTTGATCTGGACGCGCTGGGCTTGGTTGATCGTTCCGCGCTGAAGGTTGGACCGGACGGCAAGCTGGTCGATCCAGACGCCGTGATGGCCGAACTGAAGGCGGCGAAGCCGTATCTGTTCGGCGCACCCGGAACGACGCCGCCGCCCCGTTCCAACACGAACCCGACTCCACCCCCGGAACCGACCGCGAAACCGAAGCGCGCAATCGACATGACGCGGGATGAGTATCAGGCCGCGGTCAAGGCGCACGCCTGGCGTAAGTAAATCGACCGAATGACCCCTGGGCGTGTCGCCACGGGGCATAACCATCACAGGAGAAATCGCCCGTGGCGACACTGAATGATCTTCCGAGTTCGATCACGAACCTGATCCAGGCTGGCTTCCTGGAGCGCGAGTTCCACGATGCGTTGACCGCCAAGCTGGGTTTCCGCGTGATTGCGGACAAAGAGCCGTTCATGGCCGGCATCGGCGAGACCGTCACGAAGACCCGCATCGGCCTGCTGCCCGAGAATACCACTCCGATGGCGCCGGCCTCCGTGAGCGATATCACGTCCGGCCTGACGAATACGCAGTGGGCCGCCGAGCAGTACGTGCTGGGAGTGGCGCAGTATGCCGCCCCGATGCAGTTGAACGTTGCCACCGCCACCGTCGCGATTGACGATCTGTTCCTGGCGAACGCCTCCCGCCTGGCCGAAAACGCGGCCCGGTCGATCGACCGCCTGGCGCAGCGCGCGCTGTTCGATCAGTACCTCGGCGGCAATACGCGAGTCACCGTCACGCTGGGCACCGCCGGCACGACCGTCAAGGTCGATGACGTGCGCGGCTTCTTTATGACCCAAAACTCGCAGGGCACGCCGGTCCCGGTCAGCAGTTCGTTCCCGCTGGGCGTGATGGTCGGAAACGACCTTTACACCATTTCCGGCGTGACGGCGGACGGCACCGCGCCATCCCAGCTCAATCCGTGGATGGCCAATCTTTCCTTCAGCGGCACCAGCACCAACACCAGCACCACGCCGGGTGGCTATTCCGGCACGCTGACCTTCACCTCGAACGTGACGACGGCCGACGCCACGGCCGGCAACACCGTGACCAGTTCGGTCGCGCCGCTGGTGCAGCGCCCCTACATCACGTCGTCCGGTGTGATGGTGGGCAATACCTCCCAGATTTCGTCTTCGGCCGACGACAATCAGGGCCGCTTGACCATGCGGATGATGCTGAATGCCAAGGCCCAGCTTGAGGCGAACGCTGTGCCTGGCGTCGGTGGGACGGACATCTATCACGCCTACTTCGACCCGATCCACTTGACCGGGCTGTATCAGGACTCCGAGTTCCAGTCGTTCTTCCGTGGCCGGGAGGACAGCGAGGAATACCGTCGCGGCGTGATCTTCGACCAGCTCGGCATCAAGATCATGCGGACCAACATGAACCCGGTGCAGACCGACGGTGGGTTCGGCACGGTTCGGCGCGGTGTGATCTGCGGTCAGGGCGCGTTGGTCGAGGCGGAGTTCACGAACACCGCGTATCAGCAGGTTCTCAAGGACACCCAGGAGATCGGGCTGATTACCGTGATCGACGGTATCGCGCACATCACCCGTCCGCCGCTGGACACGTTGCAGCAGGTCATCACGCAGGCGTGGGGCTACATCGGCGGCTTCGTCGCGCCGACCGATACGACCACCACCCCGACCACGATCCCGACCGCCAGCAACGCGGCGTACAAGCGCGCTGTGATCCTGGAGAGCTTGTAACCAGCGTCGCGCCCGGTCACGCAAAGGCCGGGCGCAACTCTCTTTGGAGCCGATCATGCCGAAAGCGCCCCTCGATGTGGTGGATGCTGTGCCCGCGGAATCTGATCCACCGCTTCCTCCGCCACCCCCGCCGGTGCCGGACGCCCCGCCGACGCCTGAGTATCCCGCGAAGATCAAGCTGATGTCGCACCACGGCTTCATTGACGACAACGGTGTGCATCGGTTCTGGCCGGCCGGTTCGGTGATCGTGATGCCGGCCGACGTTGCGCTGCTGGTCGATCGCGGCGCGGACCACATTGTTCTCGAATAAGCGAGGTAGCCTTGTCCGAGACCGTCACGCCGTTTGCCTTCACTGACCAGCAGAAGGTCGATATCCGCCGGTATTGCGGATATCCCTTCCTGGGTGACGGCGTGATCGTTTTCCCGTTCCCCTGGATCATGCGCGAATATCTCGCGCTTGAAACCAGGATGGCGAACATCACGCCAACCGAAGCGGCGGTGGTGGTGACATATCTGGAGTCGCTGGCGATTCTTGAGGCGGCGATCCCTGCCGCATCGTCCACGCAAGGCACGCAATCCGCAGCGGTGTGGACGCGCAACCCGAACGAGATTCGGGAGCGGAAGATGACGTATGACTTATGGCGCCGGGAGTTATGCGGGATGATGGACGTTCCGCCCGGCCCGAACCTTTCGCGCGGCTCGCGCGGCATGTCGTGGATCGTTTGATCCATGTCGGCCAGCATCATCAATCAGGCGGTCGCGCAGGGATATGCGATTGCCGCAGCCGTGGTCGGCGTGCCGTTCACATGGTATCGCCCGGCTTCCCCGATTGACCCCCTGACCACAGAGACCCCGTTCGGCACACTACAAGCCTATGTGACGCCGCTCAATCAGGACCCGAAGATTGCCAGCAATGACATCAAGCTGGAGGATTGGATCGGGACGCTGGACACGACGTTAGCGCTGCCTGGTGACATCCTTGTCGCGCCCCCAAACACGGTAGGCTTCCCGAGCGGCGCAACATTCTTTGTCGCGGCGGTGGAGTTCGGCGTCCCGGCCAGGCTGGTGCGGTGCAACTTCCTGGCGCAGGTTAACGAACCGCCGTCCGACACAGAGAACGGCCTTCTGGCCGGCTATGCCGGGGATGAGGTGGCGGAGGAAACGCTAATCGCGCGCGGCCTCCCGGTCGCGATCATGCAGGGGACCAAGGGCGAAAAGGGCGACCTTCAGTTGCCCGGCGATGTGCGCGATCCGTGGTCCGAGATCCTGATCCCGGTAGTGCCTGGCTTGTCGCTTCGGAGCACGATGCGTGTCCTGACGCCGGACGTTGCGAGCGGCGGCCGTATCCTCTCAAGCGTGATTCAGAACTGGCAGATGTTCCGCTGCACCGCAATGACGGCGGATAGCTGATATGGCCGACAGTTCGGACGTAGAGGCTGCACTAGCGGCATACATCGCCACGATCGTTGTTCCGAACGGGCCGGCCTCGCCGCCGATCGCTGGTATCGCTGTGACGGTGGGGCGCGGCTATCCCGGCAGCACTCGGCTAGACGCCGCAGTGAGCGAGGGACGGTCCTGGGTTACGGTGGTGGAAAGCCCCGGTTTCTACCGGGAGACGACGGGTTTCATCAACTACCGTGTGGTGATCCCGCCACCTCCGGCCACGCTGGACATGAGCGTATCAGGAAGCTCGGTCCTTCTGTCGGGCGCGGCGTATCCGGGCGCGATCGTTGGGATACGGATCGGTCGGGAGCCTTTCTCCTATCTGTGCGGACCGTCTGACAGCCTGTTCTCGGTCGCGTGCGCGCTGACGCAGGCGATTGCGGGTTCGGCTCTGACGGATGACTCCGGCAACAAGCTAACCGACGACAGCGGCAATGTGATGGTGACGGGAATCCAGGCGGTTGTCCTGGATGGAACGACTCCGCTCACGCAGGCTGATGGAACACCCATCGCCGAGCCGGCTTCCCCGTCAGATCCTCTGACAATCTCACTCGGAACGTCTTTGGCTGTGACCGTCCAGACCGGCGGGACCGGCCAGATTGTCACAGGCACCCGCTGGCAGGAAGCGGCGTTCAACGTGACAATCTGGGCGCCCGACCCGACCACGCGCGACATACTGGCGAAGGCGATCGACGGCGCCCTGTCGGCGGTGAATTGGGTCTACTTCCCGGAAGGAACAGCGGGCCAAATCCGGTTCCGCGGCAACAAGTCAACCGACCAATCGGAGCGCGCCCGAGTGTGGGTGCGCACGCTCGTTCTGTCGATCCTCTACCCGACTGTGACTGTGACCCCGGCGGCAACGATGGTCTGGCCGGTCTCCGACATCACTTCTCTGACCTAGCAGGAGGCTCC